ATGAGTACATTGCCCGCGCTCGTGAACTCCTCCTCGCAGACGCTGAAATGCAGCGACCTGCCTGGCTAGCTGAAGCACTGGGCCGCCTTCGCAACTACGAGCAGCAGGCAGCACGACGCGGCCAGATGCAAGTGGCCGTCAACGCCCTTGGGATGCAGGCCAAGCTGATTGGCATTGAAGTGTGACCCTCCTCGACCGCTGCCCTGGTGGTTCCCTCCTCGAACCACCCGTTCAACTCATTCAGACCACCACCGGCAGCATCGACGAAGCTGAAGAGATCAGGCAGCGAGTCCTGGCTGGCCTCCTCCCCTATCAGCGCCCCATCTGCCAGGACGACACCCACCGGATCATCGCTTTTTGTGCGGGCTACGGGGCTGGAAAAACCCGAACGATGTGTGCCTGGACTACATGCCTCGCCCTCGATAACCCCAACACCACGGGCATCCTCTTCGCACCAACAGGCCCACTGGTGCGCGACGTGGTTATCCGCAGCCTTGAGGATTACTGGACTGAGCTGGGCATCCCCTTCGAGTACAGGGCCAGCCCATTACCTGAGTTCAAGGTGATGCTCCCCCTGGGCCCGGTCGTGGTTCTCTGCCGCAGCATGGAAAATTGGCAGCGCATCATCGGCATTAACGCCAGCTTCATCGGTGCTGAGGAGATCGACACTTCAAAAACTGAGATCGCCAGGCGGGCAGTAGAGAAGTTCCTGGGTCGTCTTCGTGCTGGCAACCGCAGACAGCTGGGCATGTTCTCCACGCCTGAGGGTTTCGGCCTGATGTATTCCCTGTTCGTTGAAGAGGGTGACAAGGCAGATCGTGCCATCTACAGGGCTAAGAGCACAGACAACCCATACCTCCCCGCTGACTTCATCGACGGCATGCGGGAGAACTACCCGCCCAACCTCCTCGAGGCGTACCTGAATGGTGAGTTCACACTGCTCACTCAGTCCAGGGTGTATCCAGAGTTCAGCCGTGACCTGAACGCCTCCACCATCAGCGAGCCCTCTGAACGCGACACCCTGTTCCTCGGGTTGGACCTGAACGTGGATCGCTGCTGGCTGGCCGTCTGCGTACAACAGAGCGATGGTGTTCACGTCATCGCCGAACACATCGCCAGGGACACGCCGGCTGTGATCGAGTGCATCAGGCAGCACTACCAGCCATGGGTTGATCACGGCCAGCTGATCGTCTGCCCTGACGCCAGCAGCCAGAGCCGCAGCACGAAGAATGCCGGCATTTCAGATTTCGGCCTGCTGAAACAGGCGGGCATCCGCATGCAGGTGCAGGGCAGCAACCCGTTCATCCGCGATCGGGTGCTGGCACTGAACAGCCTGATCCTGAATGCCAAGGGTGAGCGGCGGTTGTTCGTCCACCCCAGCTGTAAGGGCATGCTGAAGGGCCTGGAGCAACAGCCCTACGACCAGGACACCCAACAACCGGAGAAGGGCGATGGTGGCCCTGATGACCTGTCCGGTCAGATGGATGCCCTCGGATACGCGATCTGGCAACTGGCTGGGATCACGGCCTGGCAGACCAGGGGGCACAACAGACGCAGCGGCCTCGTATCAATGCCGCCCAGGGTGTACTGATCACCACTCGTAGACTGTTGCTACGCAGGAATAGGGCAATGGCTGTCTGGCCGGTCAGTGAAGGCGGGAGCTATCCAGGTGAACCCGAACCCGAGCAGGTTGAGGTTCAACAGCCTGATGCTCAACCTGAACTGAAGCGCTCTCGCCCGAAGCTGGTGAAGTCTGATGGCGAATGAGATCTGGACTGCCAACCAGGCACAGGGCTGGGCTGGTAACCCCACACAGTTCGGGGTATCGGGTGGCATCAGCACTCAGAGCGTTGATGACCCCAGTTCGGTTGATCCGCTGTATTGGCAGATGAGCCAATGGTGGGCACCTATTCGCGCATGCGTGGAGGGCACCCAATACCTGCGGGACAACGCGATCAGGTATCTGCCTCGCCAACCACGGGAACAGGAGGATGCGTGGAAGGGCCGCGTGGCCCGCAGTGTGTTCAGCCCGTATTTCTCCAGGGTGATCCGCACCGCGATCGGCCTGATCCTCCGCAAGCCGGTGGTATTCGAGGGCGGCGATGAGACGTTCTGGGGGGAGTGGCGCGAGAATGTAGACCGGCAGGGCACGGATCTCGAGGAGTTCCTGCGCAACCAGCTGGCCACGAGCATTGCCTACGGCCACTCCGGCTGGCTGACGGATTTCCCGAAGGCCGAGGGTGTGGTGACGCTGCGGGACCAGACGGTGGCCGAGCTGAAGCCGTACTTCGTGGCGGTGGCACCGTGGAACATCCTCGGCTGGCGACACGATGCCCGTGAGCACATGGGCAAGATCCAACAGGTGCGGATCAGGGAGAACATCGCCAAGGCCGATGGCCGCTATGGCCTGAAATACGTCGAACAGGTGAGGGTATTGGTCCCCGGCGGGTACGAGCTGTGGGAGGACCTGGAGACCACCGGCTGGACGTTGATCGAGTCAGGGCAGACCAGCCTGAGCGAGGTGCCGCTGTCTGTGACTTACGGCGGAAAGATGGGGACGCTATACAGCAAACCGCCACTGCTGGACATCGCCCATCTGAACCTGACGCATTACCAGCGGCATGCTGATTTGATCCATGCGCTGCACATCGCGGCGCAGCCGCTGCTGGTGATGGCCGGGTGGGATGACCTGGCCGATCCTGTCGGCCTGTCCGTCAACAACGCGATCGTCACAGGCCCGCGAGGTGAGTGCGAGGTTTATTTCGTCGAGCCCAGTAGCTCGGCATTCGACGCACAGCGTGCCGAGCTGGAGGCCCTGGCCGAGGAGATCAGCACCCTGGGCATCGCCACACTGACGAAGCAGAAGAACACGGCAGAGAGCGGCCTGAGCAAGTCGCTGGACCGTGTGGACAGCAACAGCATGTTGGCGTTGATCAGCAAGGATCTGGAGCAGACGCTGCAGCAGTCGCTGGACTGGGCGGCTGAGTTCGCTGGTGTGCAGGCTCCCGTAGTGAGTCTCGATCGCGACTTCGATGTAGCGGCGATGGAGGGGCAGGAGATCTCAGCGATCAACGCCCTGTTCACCTCTGGCCTGCTGGATCAGCGCAGTGCGTTGGACCTGCTGAAGCGGGGCGAGTTGCTCGGCGACGACTTCGACGTTGAGGAGGCAATGGAGGCTGCCGAGCAGGAAGAGTTGGCGAGCATGGAACACGACCTGGCAATGGCGGAGGGCCAGGCCCAGGTCGCTGCTCAGTACGCTCCGAAGCCTCCAGCAGGCGCAGCCAGCGAGCCGAAACCGCCTAAGGCGAAGTGAACGAGCAACAGGCGTATCTGGCGATCCGCAATGCGATCAGGCTTGAAAACCTGAGCGTCGAGACCGCCGCCAAGATCGCGCCCGAGCTGGCACGGATCTTCGGGTGGGTGACAGAACAGCTTCGCCGCCTGCCTGCCGCTTCGTTGGAGCGTGAGCTGGCCTACCGGCAGATGCAGCAGCAGCTGGCCAGCATCTTCAGGCCCACAAACGACCATTTCTACAGCGAGTTGCGGGGGATGCTTGACGGCGAGGTGTATCGCCAAATGGTGTACGCCCAGGATTTCCTGAAGGTGGCGGAAGTGACACCAGCGAGGAACGCCATTGCGGAGCTGCCAAAGGATGGCATCGGGGTGTCGCTGGACGGCAAAGCGTTCACCGGCTTCGAGTTCACCAGAACGCAGATGACGGCATTGGCCCGCGAGACGGAGGTATTGGGAGTATCTCTGGAGCGACTGTTTGGGGCGGATGGGGAACAGAGCGCCTGGATCAAAGACAACGTGAAGCTGATCGACCAGACAGTGAAGCGTGGTTTTCTGCTGGGTAACACGAACGAGCAGATCGCAGCGGAGCTACCAGGGGCTGGTCGGGTGGCGAGGGCGCGGAACAAGGCCATCGCCAGAACGGCGGTGATGGACATGAGCGCCAACGCCCAAGAAGCATTTTGGGATGCGAATAAAAGCGTGATTGCGGGCTGGGAGTTCGATGCGTCAATGGACAACCGCGTGTGTCCGCTGTGTGCGCCATGGGACGGGAGGACAGCGGTGAAGAGGGAGGCCCTGCCGGCCACCCCCGTTCACGTTTCCTGCCGGTGCCGGGTGTTGCCACTGACCGAGACGGAGCTGCTGCTGCGGAAAGAGCAGGGGCCACAGCGGCGGTCGGTGATCGAGTTGATCGAGGCGGATTCAAAGGAGGCCGCGATCGCCAAGGCAAAGGCTGGCCCGAATGTTGTTGGCGCCAGGGCCTACGCCAATCAGGTGAAGGTGAACGGCAAGCGCTACTGGCGTGTGGCCAAGGATATTCAGCAGCCGGATCATCCGCTGACGATGGGTGAGTTCCTGAAGCAGGCG